CCTTCCATCATGTCATGTTCTTCGCCACGTTCGTGTTGTGTTTGCATGTATTCACTAGCACTGGTCATCATGCCTTTAACCTGTGCAATTTTATCTTCTACCCACTCAGGAACATTTTCGTTATTGTCTAAAATTTTATAAAGTTCCTCAACTTCACGTTTAATGGTCATTAGATTGTCTTTGACCATGTCACCTTCGCGATCGTATTCACCTTGGTCCACGGTTGGTACCATATCTTCACTTACTTCTGCGCCGGTTTCATGCACAGAGACCTTTTTGCTAGGATCACGCATCCGTATTTTGTTAGCAACTGATTCTGCATGACTCTTTGAAGCAAACACTTTCCAAGTACGACCGTTGATATCAACAGAATAGTTGTTGGTTTCGTGACCCAGTTCATGTTCCATTTCTCTACGTTTGAAATCACGTTTGTCACTGCCATCCATACCAGCTATACTGCTGAGGTAGTCTCTTTCGTAAGCATCTTTGTTTTCTGGCAAAGTTGGATTAGGATGAGCACCTTGATGTTTTTTAATTTTATCTTTTAAAGAATTAACTACACTTTTGGTTGGTAAGCCTTTTCGTGGTCCTTTTGATGTAATTGTCCCATATCCCCACATTTCGGGATCATCACTGTGACGTGTTATATCATGACGCATATCTAAAGGATCATTGTTATCAAATTCGCCACCGCCATGCAGTCGTTTTGCACCAGGATAGTCATCTGGTTTTGGATCGTAGTAATCAGCATCACCGTAATAATCATCGTCTGAGCTACGTGGTTCTTGCGTATACAGTTTATCTTTGTATTTTGGATCACGCCACTTTGCTAATTCAGTGATTTCACTTTCCTTTAAAAAATTTTGATATTCGTTCATTAAATCTTCATAGGTAGCAGTCGGCTGTGTGGTTAATCTTGGGTGACCATGTTTATCTTTGCCATCACCATCATTTGCATTTTGACTAAATTCGTTGGGTGCAAACGGCAGTTGCTTTTGAGGATCCGCTGGAACATTATCCACGCCAGGAATACCATGATCATGCTCCATGCTTTCATCCGCTGCTTCATCGCTCATGTGATTCATTCTATCCAACATTGTTCGCATGCTATCAGCGTCTTGGTCATTTCTGCTCATGCCAGGCTCTGTTGTCAGCACTGTGGGCGGTGATTCCGTACCCAGGTGTTCATCCCCAACTGCATGTACGCCAGCCAATTGCATGATTGCATTCAACATATCGCCCAGTTCTTCACCATTAGCAGCAGTAATATTAAGTGTTGCAGGAGTCTTCGGAGATTGCATATCTCCCATTGGTTCGCATTCTTCAATTTTGTTTTCTTTAACAATATTAGGATTTTTTTCGTCTAATTCTGCTAATCTTTTTAATACATCAATCATTTGCATAGTTATGCTCCGTTTAGTGCTTTGACCACATACGTTCCTTGATCCTTAGCGATAGGACTTTGATTATTATATGGAGTATCTACATTATAAGTTGCAGGCCCTTCTGTAGGAATTTCTTCGCCTCGTGCTTTACGTTGTAATTTTAAAATATCGTTGAGTTCCTTAACAAACCCACTATTATACTTGTCGCCATAATAATCTTCAAATTTGGGGTTACCAGCTTCTTTATATTCAGGGTCATGTAATAGGGCGCCTTTTCTTGGCTCAATTTCCATTTGATACTCTTCGCTAGCCTCGCCAGGACGACGCACTACCAATCTTTGACGACTGACTTCCAAACCAGTGCAGAGATATTCTGTAAGTTCTTGTTGTGTTGTGGGATAGTCAACTACCACTTCAAAAATATGAACTTCGCAGTTGTGTATTTGTGGAAAGTCCAAGGGCAATTCCTGTATGGGAGTAACTGTAATTTTTTTAAATGCATCCACTTGATATCGTTCCAGCATGCTTTTGAGTTTGGACTCTTGATCAGTGGAAAAATCACCTGCCACTTTGACACGGAACATGTGTTTTTTTGTGGCAATGCTTTCAGATAGGTAGTCGTGGAAATTTTTCATAGTGTATTTATTTATTCAAATTCTTAAGTTTTTCTAGTATACTGTTGCGATCTGTCAATATATAGCCCTGGCCCTCTATGGGGTCATCTTCAGTATTTTTTCCGCCTTTTTTGTCAATGGCCAATTTTTTCAACTGTAGATCCACCATTTTTAATTTTTTATCTATTTTATTGGATTTGGCCTGTATGGCTGCATTCATCATTTGTGCAGCCACTTCAAACATTTTGGTACCATATCTAGGATCCACGTTCATGCCCAAGTCCATGAGATCATCATAGGCCTGTTCGGCTTTGTTGGCCAAAGCATCCAATTCAGAGTCTGCCATGTCTCCCAATCCCCTGACCCGGGGCAGTGCTGAAGCAATTTTATCAAATTCTTCCAGCTGGTCTTCAAGATTGAATTCAGCCACAGCAAGCACGTTGGTGGGAGGAGCAATGGGTGGTTCCTTGGATGGAGGTAGGTCAAACACTTCTTCTAATCGTTTTGTCATAATTTTACTTATCGTTTTTTCTTGCCCATATTTGCAAAAATATCCAACTCATTGAGCACACGGAATTTCATGCCACGCTGTTTGCAAAATTCACCAGCAGCCTGCCATTTGGCCATGTTTTTGACATACTGTGCTTGATTGTAGGGGTTTTTACCCACACGTTCCAATATCATTTGATTTGAGGGTTTGATTTCAATGACTTCCACATGAAACTTTTGATTTCGATCCAAATATTTGATTAAAAAATCTGGCACATACACAGTTTGTTTGCCAGTCAACGGATCCTTGTAAGGTATTTTTATTGGTTCACTTGCCCATGATTCTATTGCATCATTATTATCGCAAAACATGCAGAATGCAGTTTCCCAACTGCTACGACAATAGGGAGTGTTTGATCCTGCGTATTTTTGCGGATTTTTTGGAGTATACGGACCTTGCGCAAATTTTAAACTCATGCCAGTATATTACGTTGAATCAAGGAATTGGGAGTGGGTTTGGATCCAATACCAAGAAAACTGGATTTGAATCTATTGTAATTCAAAATCTGCGTGACCAGTTCAGTCAGCTGTGCGCCGTTGAACTTTGACAGCCCGTCCAAAGCTACAATGGGATTGATGTTGTCCTGTAAAGCTTGCCGTATGATTACAACACTGATTGATTCTGCTGCCACTGGGTCAAATCCCTTGGATGCAAAAAATCCTTTGACAGTGTTAAAGGTACCAGGGCTCAGTTGCAGTGGAAATTGATACTGATTGCTGAAATTCTGTGCAGTGCTGTCCACAGTGCCCTGATTGGGTTTGGGTATTGATGGTAAATTGCTGAGATAATTGCTGTTGATGATCATGAAAAACCGCCAGTGCCAAAAGTGGTAGTTTGAACGGTACTGGATGAAACCACAGTGTCACCTTGTCTAGGACCTTGTGAACCAGGTTTGGTCAAACTGATCTGAGTGGCGCTGATTTGCCCCACCACGTTGCCCACTATTAAATTTTTGATGTTGAAACCATACACATTCCATGCTTGCCTTGGCTGCTGTACCAAAAGTTTGAGTTTGTTTACTGTGCTCAAAACCTCCCCCAGTGAAATGCTGTTTTTCTTTTGTTGTCTATAGTAATCAAAATTGGGTCTAGATATTTCATATCTATTACCAATATAATCCTCTTCCAATATTTCTTTGCTTGGCACTTTGGCATTTGGCAGCGGTGATGCAGTATTATCATACACTGAATTGTCACCAAACAAAGTTGCTTCCTGTTGTCCTGCACTGGCAAATCCGCCATCTTCATTGGTTTCTATTACACCTGACTCGTAAACAACATCTTCATAAACCACTGACATTTTGTTGATCATGGTCTTGGTGCCTTCGCTCTGCGACAATTGATCATGTTCCCATGTGCTGATCAAAGGATTGACCAAAGTGATTTTGGTAAAGTCATTCTGTGTGGGACTGCCACTTCTATGCAATAAAAATATATCAATGCTGTCCAAAAAATATGGCTGACCGCTGCCACTAGAATCAATGGCAGTTTCCAAACCATAGCTGTAATCATATGTGCCATATTTGGTGTCCGAATATGCTGTTGATAGCCTTATTTTTGATCTACGTTCGCCGTACCTACTGTCTGCATAGTAATATTTGTAGTAATTTTCCCAAAATCCGTTGGTAGCGCCACCACGATCATCATGAAATTCCACCGTGACTGGCTCGTAGTTCAATTTGGTCTGCACATTGGTTTTTCTATTGTATTGATTCAGGACTTCTGTGCTGATTTTGAACTTGGGCAAAGTTATTTTATTGGCCAGCAGGGCAGTGAATCTAGGATCCCAACTGTTTGTGATTAAATTTTTGATATTGGCATTGACATTGAATTTGACAAAATACATGTAGGCCATTTTGGGCACATTTTTGTAATTGTCGCTGAGGTACAGTTGCTTGGCATGCTGAAATCCCGTAAAGACAACATTGCCTGTAGAATCAACAAAATTATCACGTAAGATGGTCATACGATTATTTATTCAATAAAAAAGCCCAGATTTTATCTGGGCTCGAGTTGGGCTTGAAATTTAAACTGCGGATCTTGCTTGTCCACGGATCACGGGCTGTGATGCAGGCAATAGGTTGCCGTCTACTGCGGTTTGATAAGCATTATCGAAACAAATTGATAAATCAATTTCCATCGCTTCGCTTTTGGCATAGTCATTGCCGCTATATGTGGCTTTTTTGATCCAACAGCCTTGCAGTTGGAACACCTCCAACACCGTGGGAGTGAATTGACCATTGCCGCCGTCTAACAGCTCAATGCCCATAAAGAACTTATAGTCCTGTCCACTGAACGCACTGCTTTGATTGTAAAAATCAAACTGCTTCTGCATCTGCTGTCCCACGAGATTGGTCACATTGTTGTTGACATCATCTCGCAGTTTGAGTGTGATGTCTCCAAATTTGGCTTTCCCAGCCAGTTTAACTCTGCTGTTGTATACATCCAATGTAACTTCATCAAATTCTGGTGCGGGCCTATCCACAGTCATCACCTGTTTGGTCAATTCTGTTGCAGGATTTCCAAATGTTCCAAAACCTGTCAGCGTGACTCTGAATCGATATCCCAACTTTGGCATCAAGAGCCCTTGGTTGGTCGCGCTTTGATTGACAGAAAGTGGAACTGTGAAATTATTTAAACTTGATGTTGCCATTTATTACTCCTTGTTCTTTTTATGTTTTATCCCACTGCGCTGGAAGGGCTGCCCTGTGAAGTGGCTCCGTAATTGCCCTTGCCTATGGCTCCAGTGCTCAACAGTCTCAACGGTATGTAGATAAATTCCACTGCCTTGACTGGTTCAATGGCTATGTCCACCCACAATTGATTTTGATCAATTCTTGTAGGCGTGTTATTGGATGTGTCACAAACCACCACGTAATCGTACAATCCGCGTTGTGCCACCAGTTCCTGCATCAAACCCTCAATCACTCGTTTGATTTCATTGCGTGTTTGAGTGTCATTGGGCTCAAACAAAAATGGTTTGGACAGTGTGCTCAATTGACGTCTAATGTAATTTACCAATCGAGCCACATTGACTCTGTTTAGTGCCGTTGAGTTGGCTGCTCGAGTGTACTGTCCCATCACAGTGATACCAGACCCTGGCAGTGTGGCAATGGGATTGATTTGCACTGTGCTTTGGCTCAAGACATCTCTCAGCCCTTGATACAAACTTACAGGTTTAAATTCACCTGTGATGCTATCTATATAGCCCACTGAATTGGCATTATTAACCAACCCTCTGTTGGTGCCAGCTGGTGCAAACCATGGATAGCCCACATTGTCATTGTTCACAACCACTCTCAGCATCATGTGACTGGACGGAACCACTACGTTGCGTCCGTAGTTGTCATTGGTGTATCCGCTGGGGTAATACACTGCTAGGTAAGGATCATGCGTGATAAGACCTTGCTCGCCGTCACTGACTGCACCCGTACCCTTTCCGTAGTTTTGCAAACTGGTGCCAGTGGGCTCCAAACGCATGGGTGTGTCACCAATCACAAATGCTGTTTGTCCAATGTCTTGATTTAGACTTACCATGTCTGGTATCAGCTCAGTGTATCCTGGGGTCAGTATCAAACTGTAGTTCAAGGTATCAGTGTCTCTAACAGAATTGTTAGTGCTCACTGAACTTTTAAGAGCCACGGTCACCATGCTTCTTTGTGCCAATCTACCAAAATTGGCCACTTTGTGATCATTCATGCCGCTCACTGTGACCCAACGATCAGGAGCATATGTTAATTGACTTTCGTTGCCGTTGTTGGGATTAGTGCCATTGATATTGACATGGTTGACCATGTACTGTTTGATCACGTTGCCACTTCTACGTGTGTTCCACAATTTGGATCCTTTGGGATATAATCTTGCATCAGGAGCGTCTGCATCTAGATATGTGCTGACCAACAAGTCTGTGATGGGAGTGATGTATTCCATATCATCTGTGCCGTTATCGCTCCAACGAGCATCACCAAATACCCAACCATTGGGACTCACGTGATCAGTTACATCCTGTTTGATCCAAGTTTTTGAGGTTAGATTGTACATGTAAATTTCTTGACCATACATGTCAGGTTCGCCAGCATCTACCCATAGGTCGCCATTAACTAGAGGAGTGCCATCGCTTTGAACAGTGGGCTGACTGGCACTAACTATAGGTCCTGCTGGATCTGTATTGGGGTATGCTCCGGCTGTTCTATATCCTACCCAAGCAGACCCGTTGTTCCACAATATGTCAATGTCATGCGTTCTTGTGTCAAACCATAAGGCGCCGTCATGGGGGTTGCTGTTGGGTGCATGGATTTGACTGATATAGGTCAGTGGTGCCCAATTACTGGCCTGATACGTAGTTACCCCGTTAGTGAGAATGTCTGAGCTGGATGCAATGTAAAGATTGGCAATGTTGCCGTTAGACACATTAGTGTCTGTAATACCCAGTTTGGCCAATGGGCCATTGCCATTGCCTGGCTGACCATCAGCCAGTTCTATTTCACCACCAAGAGCATGACTAAATGTCAATGTACCATTGACAAAGCTGGCCGACACTTGCGTGAGGTTAGTGTTGGTATTGATTGCTGCTGCTACATTTTGTGCCAAAGGTACTGTGTTGGATCCAGGTACACTGATCAACTGTGTGCTACCCCATTGGCCTGTTCTCAAAGTTTCTTTGACATAGAAATTCAGTGTGGCTGCATTGTAAACAGTACTGGAACTCACTGCAAATGTGGTTGGACCAGTATGCTCGCGAGTCAGTATGAAGAAATCTGCATTGTTGACCCCGTTGTAGTCATAGAGCACAACAACAGAATTTTGTTTGATGTTTAAGCCGCCCTTGGGATCCAAACCTGCAATTGCTTCCTGTCTGCTGCCATACTGAGGAGTATTGACCAAAGTCCACTGAGCAGTATCACTGTTGTAGTATTTTAAATTCCAACTGGCTCCAATGTTTATGGGGGTGTCACAGATCCAAACACTGCCTGTGGCAGTGTTGGCATTGAATGCAGGATAGTTGAAATGCTCACTGATCTGCAGAGCTTTGCCGCCGTCAAACCCTTGACTCACTGGTACCCACCCGTTGTTAGCTGATTTGTAGTACAACTGTGATTGAAGGCCATACAAGTCAGTGGGACCATTTGGCAAGTACATGGCATAATCGCCAACTTTGCCGTAAGTGGCCAACGGTTCACCATTAGAATAGTTTTGCAAATTGGAATTGTCAATAATAGTGACTGGAGTGTTGACCAATGCACCTTCGCCGTTGTTGAGTGCAGCGTCCCAAACATTGATACCAAATTGTGTTTTACTAGTTGTGTCCAACCAAAATTGTCCGGCAAGCGGTGTACCATGCGGTATAGTTGATGATCCTTTGAGCTCAGTCAAGTTGATGTTGGCTCGCACTATGTAGGCTCTGCTGGTTATTCCCAAAACACTGTAGGCAGCTTGCAGTCCATACTCGCTGATCTCACTGCCATTGATGGCGTTTTTTCCGGAGTCAACATCAAAATATGGAGTACCAAATGTATCCACCAAATCCCTCTGACTGGTTATTGAATACACTGTGCCTGCTGTGCCTGCTGTGGTGCCTTTAGCAGTGCCAGTTTGACTGGCATTTTGCTTATCTTGCCCAGTCGCTACAAAGATTAGAGGTATAGTACCTAAACCTGGTGGTGTATAGAAACTTTGATCTATTACACTTACATTTACACCTGGCGATTGTATTGTTGTTGCCATCTTTCAAACTCCTTAGTGGATTACTTTGTTTTATTTAGCGGGAATTTAAAAAAATAGCAGTAAATAACAGTGCCAAAAGGCGCTAAAAAGGGCGGTGATGAGAAAATTATGCAAAACCTGTGGTACCAATCCCGTGGCCGTAAACTATTACAAAGGTGACCAAGTTTATTATAGACGCCAATGCGATCACTGTGCCAAAGGCAGGAAAAACTTTAGGCCCTTATGGGCATTGTCTGGATACCAAAAGAAAAACAATTGCGAAAAATGCAACTACACATCAATGTATCAAGAACAGTTCAATGTGTTTTACATTGACGGCAATCTAAACAACAACAGATTGACCAACCTAAAAACCATATGTGCTAACTGTCAAAGAACATTACATAGAGAAGGGGTCAAATGGCGACAAGGAGATTTGACCCCAGATTTTTAAATGCAGATCATTTCAAAACATTTTCAAGTTGAAAAAACAAATAGTCTATGGTGCTGTCATTGGTTATGACATGATCAATGTCTACACCAACCCAAGCTGTTTCACTAGCGTGTATGCCTAATTTTTCCAATTTGGCCCTACTCAAAGCCCATGAAATATTTCCTTGTTCGCCTTGGTTGGCACTGACGGCATCATTGTACCATTCGGGTTCAGGACCCCTTTTTATGCGTATCACCATGCCCCCCACATTGTGAATGGCCTGAATTTCGTTGGGAAATCTAACGTCACTGATCACAATGTTGTCTTGGGTTTTTCTAATCTTGTTTTCCAAACTGGCTATCCATATGTTGTCATGGAAATATTGACGCAGTACATCTGTACCCCAATATTGCAACACCCATCTTGGCGTGAGGTTGTGTATGTCCAACCTTTGGCTCCACCAGGGATCCACCTGCTCCCGCCATTTCCTAGATTCAACTGTTCTGCCATCTAACAGTATGCGATCCCAACCAAACACACATGACACTGCATCTTTGAGAGAGGAAGCAAAACTGTCTCTTCTAAATCCGTGATAATTGCAAAGATAATCAGCTGCTGTATCCTTGCCTGCTGAGATAAAACCACAAAATCCTATTACTTTGGCCATATAACATCCTTTAGATATTACATTCTATAAAATTTTATAGGTAAAGTCAATGAAATTGATTTAATTATCCAGTGACCCAGGTCAACGGTGTGGAGCCGTCTTTATATGTATTTAGATCTAATTCTAAAGCTTCCATTTCTGCCTTGGCTTCTGCTTTGAGTTGAGTGCCATTTAGAGCGCTACTGCCCTGTGGTCCAGCAATGGCTGGGAATTTTTCCCTAGCTTGGCCCAATATCATTTTGGCATTGGCCAGAGCATAATCTTTTAACCATTGCCCTGAATACACATCCTCCAACAAATTGAAGTCGGGTCTATGATTGTACATCCATACCAAAATGTGCTCGCCAGCATGTGGGCGTTGGTGTATGACCAGTTTGTGACTGGTAGAATTGTAAGAAAAATTTATGTCACTACCAAACATTTTGCCCACTTGTTTTTGATAGCCTGCAAACGCATAGTAGGTGGCCAAACCACCCATGTTGGTTGATGCCAAGAGATAGGTGTTGCTGTAGGCCAAATTAAAGGGTTCAAATATGGTTCCGCCGTCGCCACCGCCAGATCTTGAACCCACGCTTCTTCTAAACAGTTGTCTTATACTGACCACTTCTTTGGGCATGATGTATTCGTTGGTGTCCAATACTAGATCCAAAAATCCATAGCTTTCCTCCACAGAATTGGAAGCACGTTGCCGATATTTGGCCAGGGCTCGATCTATGGAAATATTGTAGTCGCTGGCATCCAGCTCAACATCCACCAAGTTGCCACCTAGAAATGTTTTGATATATTCCACTATCTGTTGTCTAGAATTTTCAGTTTCGCTGTTGTACATAGTTCTATTTATGCAAATAAATACACTTGAATAGGAGACACAAAATTCCCAAACTGAGTTTATATAGGCCAGAAAAAGGTCTTGACTTTAAATTTATAGATCGAACAGTTAATGAACGCTTTCAAGTGGGCGGGGTGGACTGTTTGATACACAAGTATATTGGGCCAGTATCGCCCACGGGGGATACAGTCACTCCCACGACCCCAGTGACCAGTCAAAATTCTGTGCCTGAATTGGGCATTCAAGATGTGCTGTTTATGGAAAATCGTGATAGAAAATATGCACCTGATGTTTATGTGATTAGGGGAATTTACACCATGCAGGATTTGGATTTTAATCTAAGTCAGTTTGGTTTGTTTTTGAACAATGATACCATAATGATGCATTTCCATCTTGGAACCAGTGTGCAAGCATTGGCTAGAAAAATAATGCCTGGTGATGTGATTGAACTGCCACACTTGAAAGATGAATATGGTCTCGATGACAATCTAACAGCTTTGAGAAGATTTTATGTGGTACAGGAGGTGTCTAGACCCACTGCGGGATTCAGCGTCACCTGGTACCCGCATTTGATCAAGGCCAAATGTGTGCCGTTGGTTGACAGTCAAGAATTCAATCAAATTTTGGAACAAGATTCTGGAAACAATGACGGCAGTACACTAAGGGATCTCTTATCCACATACAATCAAAATATCAAGATAAATGAGCAAATTATCCAACAAGCCACCCAAGACTCGCCCATGAGTGGCTATGAAACTAGAAGTTTTTACGTCATGCCAACAACGGATTTGATCAGTGATGCCAGCAATGATTATGACAATGCCAGCATGGATCAGTTGTCCAAAGATGCCAGCATCGTTTTGCAAACTCCCAATAAAAATATATATATAGGGTATCTAACTGGAGATGGAGTACCACCCAATGGATATCCTTTTGGTTCAGGTGCTGTGTTTCCCTCCGCACCTTCACAGGGCAGTTATTTTTTACGAACAGATTATTTTCCCAATGTGCTGTATAGATTTGATGGCACCAATTGGCTGCTGTTTGAACAGAATGTGCGCATGACCATGAATGAATTTGGTGTGCAAGACACAACAGCGGCGCCTTTCATTGGCAATCAAATACGTCAAACACAAAAGGCTTCTTTTATCAACAATGCCACAACCAGCACCATCAATGGTCAAATGGTCAAAGAAAGACAGGCTTTGAATCAAGCTTTGAAACCAAGAGCCGACAACTAAGGGACACAGCATGGATCACTTTTATTCAGGCCAAATACGAAGATATCTCACTCAGTTCATGAGAGCCATGAGCAGTTTCAGTTATCAGGACGGGCAGGGCGCACTGCATCAAGTGCCTGTAATGTACGGAGACCCTAATAGGCAAGTGGCCAATATTTTGAAAAAGAACTCAGAAAACACATTGCCTGCTGCCCCTTTTATTGCCTGTTACATCAAGGCACTGGATTACGACCAAACCAGACTGCAGGATCCCACCTTTGTCAGCAAGGTACACATCAAGGAAAGAAGTTTTGATGACAACATAGGAGACTACACCTACACACAGGGTGTGGGCTACACTGTGGAACGCATAATGCCCAGTCCTTACAATTTGACACTGACTGCTGACATATGGACCACTAATACAGATCAAAAGCTGCAAATCATTGAACAGTTGGCCTACTTGTTCAACCCCAGTTTGGAAATACAAACCACTGACAATTATGTGGATTGGACCAGTTTGACAGTGCTGCAATTGAAGTCTACCGTTTGGTCCACACGTCAAATACCTCAGGGTGTGGAACAAAATATTGACATAGGCAGTTTGGTATTTGAAACACCCATTTGGATCACACCCCCTGCTAAGGTCAAAAAGTTGGGCATCATTACCAAAATTATTGCAAATATTTTCAGCGATGATCCCAACACCATAGCCACCAACTACGGTGATTTGAACGCAGTTTATGCAAATTTAGGCACCAGCGAAGCAAGATCAGTGGTCACACCAGGCAACTATGATCTCTTAGTGTTGAACAATGTGGGAACTCTTTTGCAAAACAGGGTAGCCACAGGCAGTGCCTACAACTCACAGCCCACCAGCAAATACAACTGGTACACTCTACTCAATCAATATCCCAACAAATTCAAAGCAGGACTCAGCTATGTCACGCTGAAAACTGCCATGGGATTGGACATTGTGGCCTATATAGCTATAGATGCCATTGAAGACACCAAGATACAGTTGACTTTTGATCCAGATACTTTGCCCAGTAACACAGTGATCAATGCGCAGGTGGGCAACAGTACAGTGAGTAGGGGCACAATTGATGCCATCATCAATCCTGAAACATTTAGACCAGATTTGCCTGCCAATGATACTAGATATTTAATTTTGGAAAATATAAATCAAGTGTCTGAGTTTGCTGTATCTGCCAGTTATCACGGACCACAGGCTTGGAAAAACAGTGATCAAACCAATTTTCAAGCTCATGCCAATGACATCATACAGTGGGACGGTGTCAAATGGAACGTGATATTTGACAGCACCGCTGCCACTCAGGTGTACTATGTGACCAACATCTACACAGGTGTTCAATATGTTTGGCAAAATGACAGTTGGACCAAGAGCTATGAAGGAGCCTATAGTCCTGAAAATTGGAATTTGGTGTTGTGATGCGCGATCAAGTGATCTGCAGCGGCGGCTTGTTTTTGGCTCAAGACACCATGAGGTTCATGCTACTGCTGAGAACACAGGGAAAAACAGCAGGTACATGGGGTTTGGTGGGCGGCAAAAAAGAACCAGGCGATGTCACAGCCTCAGATGTGCTGCATCGTGAAATTAGAGAAGAAATTGGCATGATTCCCGAGATCAAAAAAATCATACCACTAGAACTGTTTACCAGCAACGACAACAATTTTGAATATAACACATATGTTTTGCTAGTGGGATCTGAGTTTGTGCCCACACTGAATGGTGAGCACAGCAGTTATGCATGGTGTGCTTTTGATCACTGGCCCAAACCTCTACATCAAGGAGTCAAACACAGTTTGGCTAATAGAGTGGTTCGAGCCAAACTTCAGCTATTGCTGGATCTTTTGAATTGATACAGCTATATCAAAGGTGCTGTGTTTCAAAGGTATGGGTATTGGGACTGGCAGTCCAGTCATAAGTGGAGTTGGGCCAAAACATCATGTCCATGCCAGGTGTGGGAGGTGTGTTAAATATCCATCCCGTGTTGTTGCCCGCATCAAAATTGTAATAGGGCACATTGGTACCTCCATAGTAGGTTGAGTTATATGCATAGCCTGGTCTAAAAGCCGTACCTGACCCTGTGCCCGTGTTCACTGTGCCAGGTGCAAACCAAAGATATTTGTCAATGGCATTGCTGTCTTTGATGGTCATGTTGTTGACCACACGTCCATCATTGAATGTGCCCCTATGAGGTTTGAGCACAGAAATATTGAATTGATAACTGGGCGAAACACTTTGCAACACAGTGTTGTTGGCAGTGTTGTTGTAGCCATACCAATCGCTGTTTGAATCGTATGGTGCAGCAGTGTCGTTGTAGGTGAAATTCACAAAAGTGGTGGTGCTTTTGGCTGTGAATTTGAATATGGCGGGTCCCAAACCTGATGCTGCCAAATCATCAAACTGTGCTCTTGATGGCACAAGCCCTGTAAAATCCGTACAGGGGTTGATGGTGATAGTAGGAGTGGGCTCCTCAGAGCTTTTTTTCCAACTGCCAATGGCAATGTTGGTGTATGTGCCCATGTAGGCATTGAACACGCTGCCATCGTAAAAATATATATAGTTCTCACCATAGCCAGAGTCTGCTGAAAAGTAATTGGTCACCGTGGAGGGAAAAATCACCAAAGAATCAGTGATGCCCAGGCTGCCCAAATAGAGACTGGCTCCTTGTAGGTACACACGGGTATAGCCACCAAAAGAAGTGGGGCCTATGGTGTCTTGAATGGTCAAACTAGTGGCAGTCAATGACACTCGATTGTTTGTATATGGATGTGTTCTCACGTCAATGTTACCCCCCATGAACTTCAAATCACCATAATTACCAACCACAATGTACTCGCTGGTCACATTGGGTACATCTAGGAAGGTATTAAAGTAGTAGGGATATAGTGAGCTGTATCCAGAGGATTGTTTTAATCCTGGCTGATTGGTAAACATCACATATTGATACGTGCTGGTACCCACAACCACTGGTATCATTGAGGAGGCGTAAATAGAAATAATGCCACTGCCTTGAAAGTAAAGTTTGGCATCATAGGAGGCAAATTCGCCACCCATACCCCCTATGCTATAGCCTGTGGATGGTATGATCAATCCTCCCAACTGATCATACACTGAACCCGCAAAATAGTTCAAATTGGAGTTTCTCAAGGTGTCACTTGCTGGTGATGTATCATTGGCGCAAAAGATCATGCTTGCACCGAAATAAATGCTCATACCTGTTCGTCCTTGCCACGTGTATTCGCCAAGGTCAAAGTCGTAGCCTTGATATTGACCAAATATCAAAGTTTGCACCAGCATGGGTGATTCTTCTTCCAAATAGGATTCAAATCGAACGCTGCTGTAGCTATCCATACCATAAGTCGCCTGATCGCTAAAGTCAAAAATCAAGGCATTGAAGTTGGGGCTGGTGCTGGTGCTCACTGCCTCAGTTTGACCTGGTTGGTGTGGCACCTGATTGCCATAATTCCTCAGAGTTCCTGGTAGAACGGTAACACTGTTAAGGTAATAGTTAGTGAAGTTTATTATGCTTGGAGCATAGGTCAAATTGGGGTCTGACGGACTCACTGTGGTAATGGTCAAACGTGAGTTATTGCTGGACCACAAAACGCCGCTCCAGCCAGTGATATTGAACGCAATAGGCTGAATAGTGTAGTTGTCAGTGCCATGCACAAATGTTGATTGTGTTGGGCTGGATGCTGAATCAAAGTTTACAAATTTAAAACTGGGTGCTTGCGCCCGGGTGTTCAAAGTTTGGTCCACCGTGCCTGCTGTCACATATAGCCCAGCGATGCTTTGTGTTGAGCCTTGAATCACATAGTAGCCGCCCTCTATATAGATGTTGGGATTGAACTGGCTCAAAACATCTATCTGTGCTGGTTGTGCTGGATTACCGCCACTGAAACGAAATTCAGGTACTAGATTATAGACATTTTGGTTTCTGTTGCCAGTGAGCATGTTGTCATTTGAAAATAAATGACCCGCTTCCCTGTGGGCTATTTTTACTGTTGTTGGTGGCGTTGACGAATACACGGGATATCCCGTCAACCTAGAGCCGGCAATGCGTCTTGTATCCAAACCTGCCATCACCACAGTTGTAGAATTGTCCAAAAGAACACGCTGATAAATTTCACCGTTTTGCTTGATGATCAAATAGCAGGCAGGGCTTCTGCTGATTATGGAACCAAGATGCAGTATTGCGTAACTTTTACTTGTCCATGCTCCATGATTTTTAGTTGTGATGTTGACTGTGATTGGACCGCCCGACTGCCATTCATACACATAAAAGGCCAGTGCATCAGGAAAGTTCTGTGCGGCAGTGTACCCTATGGTATTGGGATATTGATTCAGAAGGGTTATGCAATAGTAGTCAGGAGTGTTAAATATCACAAAATCATTTTGGTATGGCCTTTTAGTGGAGCTGCTGTTGTTGTAATTACTGAGATCTTTTATTATTGAAGAACTAACATCACTTGATGTTTGATAGTACCCAGCCCAGTTTACGCCAATGGCTATGTTTGGCGGTGTGTCCGATGTACTGGCTCCAGTCACCAAGTTGCCAGTATCCGAATTCACATACACATTCAATTTGTTGATTGTAGCTGTTATGTCAAAAACATCTGTTTGTATCATGCCGTTGATGTAAGGCATCAGACCTTCCCTGCTATACTCACTCAAAAAATTGAACAGTATCGTGGGGCTGCCCAAGATAGTAGTGTAATAAGTCGTGTAATAGGGCATGTCTTTGACTACAAAATAGCCATAATAGTAATTGTTACTTTTGTCAACACTATACCGCAAAAAAATGTCATTGTCACTGTATAAATCTAAGGTGCCCTGGATGAGACTGAAGCTTGGGTACTTGATCAATTTAGTGTTTGTTATGCCCAATGCGTCGGCGTTTGCTAGGTGTGTAGTGACTCCATCCCCGTACACTGTGCTGATTGTGCCACTCACCAGTTCAAATGACAACCACCAAACTATCTGTGAGCTGCCTGTCAAAAACACATTGGCGGTGTTGTTCTCACAGAAAACCACAGCAGCGATCATCTGTACATTGCTCACAAAATAGAGATTGACTCCGCTGCTGACGCTGATCACCAACCGATTCAGCTCGGAGGGGTCGGTGTTGGTGGAGGAGGGGGTGGATGAATACCCATTGAAATTGATGACCCATCCCTCGTAGGTTGTTGCATAATTAGTATTTCCCCTCCATGGCATCCAATTGGATGCCATGCCCGTGGTGTTGTGCAGGAGGCAAAAAATAGGGTATTTGATGGTGGTGCTGGTGGAATATTTTGCTTGCCAAAGAGAATTGGGATAGTAGCCATTGGCTTCGGCCAACGGAGGAAACACAATGTTTTTACAAAAAGTCATTTGTGGGTAGTCGATATCCCATCCAAGTCCATGCTGGCAGCCTGGCCCTGTTGGCAGTGTGCCTGGCGTGGTGCCATCACATACAAAATCACCCAATAACGGAGAATAACCTTTAGCCACAGCAGAGGGCAGAGAAATTAGGGTTCTTGTGTTCCCAATCGTGTCTGAGAATCCGTCAATTATGTAGATGTCAATTATATATTGGGACGAAATGTTATTCCGTGAGACCCAACTTGGCCGTTGGTTGGGAGAGGACAATATGCTGTAGGTATCCGTGTTGTTCACCAAACTGGTTCCAAATCCCAAGTTGTAGATGGGTATATAAACTGTGCGATTTGCACTTCCACTGTATGACCATATGAAAATAGGGTTTGGCTGACCGTCAAGGCACTGCCACTTTATGCCGCCAAGTAGGGCGCCGCTGGCGCCATCCTGGCCAATGATGCTGAACTTGCCTGAGGTATAATCTGTTACCCCATCACCACCACTGATATTGATGTAACTGCGAGCACCGGTGGTGGCATGTTGTTTAAAAATTATTTCAGCATAGTAGTCTATCGAGGACTGATTGTAATCTGTTACATACACCAACCCTGCTGTCAAGCTGTATCCATTGAGATCAAATTTTGAACCTTGAAAGGTAAAAAATCTATCGTTGGATAGTACAAAATCGCTCAACAGCTTGTACTGAGATCCAATTTGCTGATGAAAAAACGATATGCCTATTTCTTTACCGCCGGTGTGCAAAAGCATTGGTTGTTCAACACCCTGGGTATTGTATAGACTGTACAAACAAATTCCTCTATATTTGGAGTTGAAGGTACTGGGGTGGTAATATTGAAAAGAACTCTTAGTGGTTACACAATTGCTGTTGATGGTCAAGGCATTGATGCGCAATACTTTTGTTAGACCAAAAAAAGTGTAGGAGTTCCAACTGTCAGAGCTGGTGGTGCCGCTCAGCATTACAAAGCTGTTGATGGTCAATGATGCACTGGGGGTGAAATAGAGCCCTCGTAACTTGTACTCGCCAGGCTTTATAGTGATGTTGATTGTGTTGTCAAATTGACCAGTGACGGAGTTCCAGTTGCCATTGTTGATGTATGCTGTGTCATAATAATTGAGTGTGGTGTTGGCTGCGGCACCAGGATACGAACCATTATTGGTACCATTGGGACTGCCCACTGCCCAATTTAGCGCGGTTGTCCAACTGCCGTCTCCGCCCTTGCCAGTCCAGTAGTACACATATTCTGCTGTTTTGGTGGTTGCCATGCCTGATACCTGTTATGACACCACAACGGACAAGATGTCCCAGGTGTTGCTTTGACTGCTGTACATGGCACCCAAATAAATCACACTGTTGGGTGACGTGATTTGAGGAGGAGATGCCCCCACTATTTTGAATTGATTGGTACCAAAACTCCAATTCAAAGTATAACTAGATGCGGGACTGTTGAAAATCTTGATAATGAATTTTTGTCCGTCAAATGCCACATAGTTGTTGGGATAACTGAAAGATATATTGGTCACATTGCCAGTGGCTGTGAACACATAGTTGTCAAATGCACTGGCATCAATGGTCAAACTGGTGCCAGTGCTGATGCCCACTCTAGGTAGGTACTGACCCTTCAAAGTTTGAAACGTGCTGATAGTAGCTGAAGTTATGATTTCTGCACCACCCACATAGCTTTTAACGCCTGCATACAGACTGCCGCCTATGCCAACGCCGCCTCTAACCTGTAGAGCTCCTGTGTTGGTACCGGTGGATTTAGTGAAGTTGTCAATTAAAAACGTGCTGGTTGTGCCTGAAGAACTGATATTGGAGTTGCCAAATCCCACTTGGACACCATTCTGATAAATGCTGCCGCCCACATAGAGATCTCCACGAATACCAGCACCCCCCACCACTTGCAAAGCACCAGTGGTTGTGGAGGATGCTGTGGATGTGCTGGTCACTAGCACTGTGCCAGACAGTGTGGCCGTGGTGGCTGTGATCACACCACCAATATTGAGGTTGCCGCCTATACCCACGCCACCTGTGACAATCAATGCACCTGTTGTGGTTGAGGTAGATGTTGCAGTGTTCCTTATGATCACTGCACCAGTGACTGTGATCACACCGCCAATGTTGAGGTTGCCGCCTATGCCCACACCACCTGCCACAGTGAGTGCACCTGTTTGTGTACCAGTACTAGTGGCAGTGTTGGTGATTGATATGGCATTGGTGGTTGTGGAACCTCTGTCAGTTACAGATTGCAGTGTACTGGTATTGGATATGGTCACAATCCCAGTACTGGTGGTCACAGCTGTGTCAGTGCCAGCCAATATTTTTGTGACTACTGAATTACCAATGGTGGCTGTGGTAACAATTTGAGCGCCACTGATGTAGCTAGCCGTTCCAACATACAGGGCTCCGCCTATGCCCACACCACCTGCCACAGTGAGTGCACCTGTTTGTGTACCAGTACTGGTGGTAGTGTTGGTGATTGATATGGCATTGGTGGTTGTAGAACCTCTGCCTGTCACTGACTGTAGAGTGGATGTATCAAATATGGTTATGTTGCCAGTGCTGGTGGTCACAGCTGTGTCAGTGCCAGCCAATATTTTTGTGACTCCTGAATTACCAATGGTGGCTGTGGTCACAATTTGAGCACCTGCAATATAGCCCACTGTGCCCACATAAAGTGCTCCACCAACGCCCACACCACCTGTCACAGTGAGAGCACCTGTGGCAGTACCTGTACTGGCGGCAGTGTTGGTGATTGATATGGCATTGGTGGTCGTAGTGCCTCTATCCGTGACTGATTGAAGTGTACTTGTAGTTCTAATGGTCACAATGCCAGTGCTGGTATTGACAGCAGTGTCAGTGCCTGCAATTAGTTGTTGAATACCAAATGTGCCTATTGTGGCTGTGGTAATGATTTGAGCACTGCCCACGTAACTGGTTGTGCCCACATAAAGTGCTCCGCCTATGCCCACGCCACCTGTCACAGTGAGAGCACCTGTGGCAGTACCTGTACTGGCGGCAGTGTTGAGTATGGATATAGTGTTGGTGGTACTATTGCCTCTACTGGTGATTGATTGCAGTGTACTGGTGTTGTAGATAATCAAGGTACCAGTACCCGTGGACACAGCTGTGTCAGTGCCTGCAGATATCACAACAGCACCAGTCAAACTGTTGAGACTGAGCACTCCAGGAACTGTAGCTTCAGTAACGACCTTACTGCCGTTGGCAAAAATGCTCCCACCAGCATAAAGGGCTCCGCCCAATCCCAATCCACCACTAATTATGACAGCGCCTGTGGTAGTTGATGTTGAAGCGGCTGTGGAAAGCATTGTGGCCGTTGATATGACCGCAAGTCCATTTTTGACTCTAAAATCTATTGTATTTGCCATTAGTTTCCCTTTCCACGTAACAGCTCAAATTGCAAATTTATTTATCAACTGTGGGATTTATGAGGTTATTGTGAACCTTGTCAATTTTACCACCATGGTGCTGTTGCTGATAGGAGTGAACGTTATGTTTAGATTGTTGTTGGCAATTGTGGCATCATAGGATCCCAAAACACCATTATTGGTTGAAATACCATATTCATTGATATAAGATATGCCGCCGCTGTGGAACACACTGATTTCAGATATGTGTACATAATTGGTTCCAGATGTCGCTTGACTGAAATATTTGGCAGATCTGTATGTGCTAGTGCTGAACGCATCCAAAATCACTGCGGATGTTGATGATATGGGGTCACTGGTATAGGATGATACAAGAGTATTACCATACACTAGGGCATTGATAGTACCTGTAGTTTGTGGTCCAATGTACACTGTGCCGCCAATGCCTACCCCACCAGCAACGGTGAGTGCGCCAGTCGTGCTACTGACACTGACCGCAGTATTTGCAATTGATATGGTGTTGGTAGTGGTTGCTCCACGATTGGTAATTGATTGCAGTGTACTGGTGTTCCAAATCAACACGTTGCCAGTGGACGTGGTCACAGCTGTATCTGTACCTGCTGTGAGTTTGCTCACACCAAAATTACCTATTGTGGCTGTGGTAACAATTTGAGCTCCACTGATGTAGCCAGCTGTTCCCACATACAAGGCCCCGCCTATGCCCACGCCACCCACCACAATCAAGGCACCTGTTTGTGTACCAGTGCTGGTGGCAGTGTTAGTTATTGATATAGTGTTGGTGGTTGTAGAACCTCTGTCAGTTACAGATTGCAGTGTACTGGTATTGGATATGGTCACAACACCAGTGCTAGTGTTGACCGAAGTGTCAGTGCCTGCTATGATCTTGGACACAGCAAAAGTGCTTATTGTGGCCGTGGTCACAATTTGCGCACTGGCCACAAAGCTGGTCGTGCCCACATAAAGTGCTCCACCAACGCCCACACCACCCACCACAATCAAAGCGCCCGTTTGTGTACCAGTGCTGGTGGCAGTGTTGGTGATTGATATGGCATTGGTGGTTGTGTTGCCTCTGTCGGTTACAGATTGCAGTGTACTGGTATTGGATATGGTCACAATCCCAGTACTGGTGGTCACAGCTGTGTCAGTGCCAGCCAAGATTTTGGCAACACCAAAATTACCTATTGTGGCTGTGGTAACAATTTGAGAGCCACTGATGTAGCCAGCCGTTCCCACATAAAGTGCTCCGCCTATGCCCACACCGCCTGCCACAGTGAGTGCACCTGTTTGTGTACCAGTGCTGGTGGCAGTGTTGGTGATTGATATGGCATTGGTGGTTGTGGTACTTCTATCCGTGACTGATTGCAGTGTGCTGGTGTTGTATATGGTCACAACTCCGGTGCTGGTGGTCACGGCTGTGTCAGTGCCTGCTATGATCTTGGTCACTCCAAACTGGGCCAGTGTGGCTGTGGTAATGATTTGAGCATTGGCTATATAGCTGGTCGTGCCCGCATACAGGGCTCCGCCTATGCCCACCCCTCCAGAAACTATGAGTGCTCCAGTTGTGGTACCTGTTGAATTTGTTGTGTTGTAGGTGGATATCACATCATCAGTGACAACATTTGTGGTAGTCACTGTGGTCAGCTGAATCGTAACTATGTTGGCAGTAATAGTGCCTGACACAAACAAATTTCCACCAATACCCACACCGCCAGTCACAATCAATGCACCAGTGTTGGAGGAGGTACTAACAGTATTGTTGTTGATTATGATGACATTGGTAGTGGATGATCCTCGGTTGGTCACAGATTGCAGTGTGCTGGTGTTCGAAACCACTATTTGATTGGCAGCTGTATTGATCGTGATCATAGTGTCAGTGCCTGCTACCAAAGTCACTGTACCAGTCAATCCATTGACGTTGGATACTCCGTATTGTCCAATTGATTGTGCTGTCAATACTGGACTGGAGCCCACATAGATGCTGGTAGCAGTGATGGCTCCACCAACATAGAGTGAACCTCCAATGCCCACTCCACCTGTCACTGTGAGTGCTCCTGTTGTGGTTGATGTTGATGTGGCTGTGGATTTGATTGACGCTGTGCCACCAACACTGAGATTGGCCCCAATGCCCACACCGCCCACCACAGTCAATGCGCCTGTTGCGGTACCAGTACTGTTGGCTGTATTTGTCAAAACTACTGCATTGGAGGATGTGTTGCCCCTGCCTGTCACTGACTGTAGAGTGGATGTATCAAATATGGTCACATCACCCGTGCTGGTGGTCACAGCTGTGTCAGTGCCTGCTATGATCCTGGTTACCCCAAACTGGGCCAATGTGGCTGTGGTAATGATTTGAGCACTGGACACGAAACTGGTTGTGCCCACATAAAGTGCACCGCCTATGCCCACGCCACCTGTCACAGTGAGAGCACCTGTGGCAGTACCTGTGCTGGTTGTGGTGTTAACAACACTTATTGCAAAATTGGTGGAACTGCCTCTACTGGTGATTGATTGCAGTGTACTGGTGTTGTATATGGTTATGTTGCCAGTGCTGGTGGTCACAGCTGTATCAGTACCTGCTGTGATTTTGGATACACTATAATTGCTTATAGTGGCTGTGGTAACAATTTGAGCGCCACTAATGTAGCTAGTTG